GTCAGACTCGGGATCGCGCCACAACAATTATTAGAGCTAGATGAAGTAATGCTAAAGAACCTAATCAAGGTTCTACAGGATGAAGCGAAGGAGGCTAGAGATGCCAGCAACCGTCAAAGGCGGCGTTGAACTTCGCAAGGCACTTCGTAACTTCGCTCCTGAATTAGGCAAAGAAACACAGAAAGAAATTACAGGCGTGTTAAAGCCTGTTGTAAAAGAAGCTAGAGGATTTGTCACAGGTTCGCCTTTATCTAACTGGGCGCGTGAAGGTGGCAAATTTCCTGTGTTTAACGCATCTATTGTCAAGCGCGGTATTGGTTATAAGACAACACCATCAAAGCCTAACCGCAGAGGCTTCAGAGCATTAGCACAGATTCGTAACCGTTCAGCAGCTGGTGCTATCTACGAAACAGCAGGGCGTAGAGCGGCAAGCACAAAGCCCTCGGCTCGTCCTAATTTTGCTCAGGCAATGGGCCCACTAACTGGCACAGGCAAAGAGCGTGGTCGCTTAATTTATAAGGCTTGGGAAAATGACCAGGGCAACGCTACAAAGGCTGTTCTAAAGGCTATTGACAATGCTGGCAAGACTTTCAATCGAATGGTAGGCACTCGCTGATGGCTAATGTAGTAATTGATATTGCAGCCGAATACACAGGCAATAAAGCATTTAAGCAGGCTGAAACTGCTACACAAAAGTTAGAAAAAAGCGTTGCTAAGTTAGGCAAGCAACTAGCAGGAGTCTTTGCTGCATCTAAGTTATATGCATTTGGTAAACAGTCAGTCAAAGCATTTGCAGCCGATGAGAAGGCTGCACGATCATTAGCCTTAGCCTTAGCCAATACAGGCAACGCCTTTGCATCTATTGAGGTTGAGAAGTTTATCGGTGACTTACAGCGCGCTACTGGCGTTCTTGATGACAACCTTCGCCCAGCCTTTAGAACCCTTCTTACAGCTACAGGCGATGTTAAGAAGTCACAAGATGGTTTAGCCTTAGCCCTAGATATTGCCGCAGGTACAGGCAAAGACTTAGGTGCTGTTTCTATGGCACTTGCAAAGGCTTATGGTGGGCAGACAACAGCCCTTAGCCGTCTAGGTGCAGGCTTATCTAAAGCCACTCTAGCATCTGGTGATTTAGACTTAATTACTAGCGAATTAACAAAGAAGTTCTCAGGTCAGGCTTTAGCTGCTGCCGAAGGCTACTCAGGAGCAATCGCTAAGCTCACAGTTGCATCAAACAATGCTAAAGAAATCATCGGCAAAGACCTTCTTGATGCTATGCAGATGGTTGCAGGAGAAGAAGGCATCGGCGGAGCAACAACCGCAATGGAAAGTTTTGCCACTCAAATTGGTAATGCAATCTATGGCATCGGCGTTCTCACAAAAGCAATCAAATCTATACCTGGCGCAGGATTTATCGGTGATGTTTTAGCCGCTGGTACTCAGATTTCAGGAATTGGACTTCTTTCTAGATTAGGTGCATCAAGTAAAGCGCGTTCAGCAGGCACTCCAGCACAATCGCCTGGACAACGCAAAGCCATCGATAAAGCCAATGCCGATGCAATTAGACTTCAAAAGTCCAAGAACACTTTATCTAAGATTGATAACGACAATACTGCTAGAAAACTTGTTCTCACAGGCGATCAGTTAGCCCTTCTCGAACTAGAAAAGAAGTTCGATGTTGAACGCATTGGCTTATTTGCTGCTATGAATCAGGCAACTGATGGTGAAACAAAGATGCGCCTTTTATCTCTCATTGCTATCCATGACCAGAACGCAGCTCTTGCTGGGCAGATTAAAAAAGCCAATGAAGCAGAAGATGCTATGAAGGCTTTCACAGAAGCCATTAGGGCTTCCATTAGAGCATTGCTAGATAGAATTGCTGCAGAGCAATTAAAACTTATGACTGCTCTTGGCATTAGCGGCGGTGGTGGTGGCGGTGGCGGTGGTACTAGCTTTAATACCAACGATCCAAATGCTGTATCTGGTGGCATTCCTAACACAGCCTTGTCTATGGACTTTGGTGCTGGAACATTTAGAGCTGCTGAATCTCGCACAACAAACATTTCAGTAAATGTGCAAGGATCAGTTACTACTGAGCGCGATCTAGTCAATGCCATTACTCAAGGCATCTACAACAATCAGGCTTCTGGAATCCCAATCTCCTATACGACTGCGTACAGATAATGGCATTACCAGCAACCCTTGTTGTCAAGATAAATCTATCGGGTGGAGCTTCATTCGGTAATCCATTTATCTTGGGTACTTCACAGTTAGGCTTTGCTGAACTTGCATCTAGCGTTCCTGTCATTGTCGATGTTTCTGCCCAGACTACAAACATCTCGACTCGCAGAGGGCGCAACCTTCTCCAAGATAATTACGAGTCAGGTCAGGCAACTATTAGAGTTGTTGATCCAAACGGTGACTTCAACCCACAGAACACCTCCAGCCCCTATTACGGGCTATTACAGCCACTTAGGAAGATTCAGGCATCTGCTATCTATGGCGGAGTTACTTATGGCTTATTTGGCGGTTATATCACCGAATATCGCTATACCTATCCGACTGGGCAGGAAACGGGTTACGTTACTTTTGTCGTCTACGATGCATTCCGCTTGATGTATAACTCCAATGTCACAACCGTTACAGGTGGCACAGCAGGGCAGACAACTGCACAGCGCGTTCAATCTATCTTGACCATGATTGCCTGGCCGCCTGCCTTTACTAGCATTGGCACAGGTGCTACAACTTGCGTGGCAGACCCTGGCACAACACGCACAGTCCTAGAAGCAATCCAAACTGCTGAGTTCACAGAGCAGGGCGCGTTCTATATCGATGAGAATGGCGTTGCAACCTTCAAAGGTCGCCAATTCGTCTATGATGCCCAATCTGCTAGTCCAACAATTTTTAACCAAACAGGCACAGGGATTAACTATGCAGGAATTACCTTTGCACTCGATGACAAGACCATCGTGAACAAGGCAACTGTGACCAGAATCGGCGGCACAGCACAGACTTACTCAGATGCCACATCTATTGCTCAATACTTTACACGATCTATTACAGCCACAGACATGCTTATGCAGACAGATGCCAATGCCCTAAGCCTTGCAACCGCCTATGTCGATTCTCGCAAAGAAACATCCATCCGCATTGAAACTATCACCCTAGATTTAATGACTCCATCATATTCAGCAGGCATTACAGCAGCTCTTAGCCTTGACTTCTTTAACACAGTAGATATCACCAATGAACAACCTGGTGGATCAACTATTCAAAAGAAGCTACAGATTCAGGGCATAGCCCACACCATCACCCCTAACACATGGGTGACCACTTTTGCCACGCAGGAGGCTTTACTCGATGTTATGTACTAGAATTGACCCTATGAAAGAGGTGTGCTAATGGCTGTTGGATTCCCAACTAAGGTAACTTATGCGAACGGAGATGTGTTTTCCGCATCGGATGTTAATGATACTAATGGAACTATAAATCTTGTGAACCCTACCGCCAAAGGTTCTATAGTTTCGGCTTCTGCCGCAAATACTCCTTCGCGTTTAGCAGTAGGGTCAGATAATAATTTTCTTCGCGCTAATTCCTCAGCAACAACAGGTTTAGAATGGGCAGGTTCTTACACAACCTATACACCAACATGGACAAATCTTACTGTTGGAAATGGCACACAAACGGGTCGTTATTTGCGGATTGGAAATCTTGTGCATGTCATTCAGCGATTGACATTTGGAAGCACTACTTCAATTTCAGGAACAGTTCAAGGCACTTTTCCAATTACCGCTGCAACTAATAACATTGCACAATTTTTTGGTACTAGTCATATGTTAGACACAGGAGTTATACAAGTTTATGGATCACTTTACTATAACACCACGAGCAATTTTTATATTTGTCCACTTGTAACTTCGGGAAATTATTCAACCGCAGGTTTTCTAGCAGCCACAATTCCTTTCACTTTTGGCTTAAATGATGAAATTAACTTCAACTATGTTTATGAGGTCGCATAATGTTTATTTTTAATCCAACATTTCCAGAAGCAACAGATGAGCAAAAGTGGGAACAAATAAAGTTATGGCGTAATACTGAACTTGCTGCTACAGATTGGACAATGCACACAGATGCACCAACCGACAAAGCAGCATGGGCAAATTATCGCCAATCATTGCGTGATTTGCCTGCTCAAGGTGGCAACCCAGAAGAAGCAACATTCCCAGTTAAGCCATGAAACCTTTATTATGCAAAGCGGGTCAACAACTTCGTGAGCAGATTGATGATTCATTTCCTGACCGCGATAGAAAGTCCGATGGTTGGATAGGGGATTCGAAGCATGCTTCGCGAGGAAATAAGAGTGACCACAATCCCGATTTTTCCAATAAAAATAGTCAATGGGCATATGTACGGGCTATTGATGTGGATAAGGACCTCGACTCACGCTCCGACACAGGTGCTTATCTTGCCGACCAAATACGTGAATGTGCCAAGAAGGACCGCAGAATTTCCTACATCATTTACTCAGGAAAAATTGCCTCACGCAGAACATTTTTCCGTTGGGTCAAATATAAGGGAATCAATTCTCATCACGCTCATATCCATATTAGTTTTAGTAAAGAAGGTGACCAAAATGGTCGCTGGTTCGATATCCCGATGCTAGGAGCAATACAATGAACATGAAGAACCCTCTTGTACTAACTGCTGGTGCGTTTCTTTCTGCTTGGGCTGCAAGCAATTTTGATGTCGATTACCGCGCAATTCTTTGGGCGGTACTAGCAGGCGTATTCGGATATGCCACTCCGAAAAAGTAATGACAGCCCAAGACTGGGCGGCTGTTGTAGCTGTTGCTCTGACCGTTATTGGTTCATTTATTGGATCAGTCAAATGGTTAGTAAAGCATTACCTAAACGAACTAAAGCCAAATAGCGGAACATCTATGCGCGACCAAATAACTGCATTAGAAGCGCGTGTTGAAACGATTATTCGTATCTTAGAGAGGTAACAATTATCTCATGGCTAGAAAAGCAACGAAGGCTTTACAGGATCAAGATTATTCAAAGCTTGATGCCTACAGCATTGGACTTAATGAGTTTTATAAATCATTGCGCCGTGCTGGGTTTTCTGTTGATTTGGCACTTGCCATAATTATTGAACGAAGTGCATATCCGGACTGGATATTGCCTACTCCAATCAACCCTAATATCCCAGAGCCAGACTGGTATGACGATGAGGATGAATGAAGCGAACCGTAGTAGTTCCGGACTTACAAGTTCCCTATCACGATGCAGTAGCTGTTAAAAATGTTGCAAGTTTTATTAAGGCGTTTCGCCCCGATTCTGTCGTTACTCTCGGTGATGAAATCGACCTACCACAGATTTCCCGATGGACAGAAAACACTCCAGGATGGTACGAACAAACACTAGCTGCCGACAGAGATGAAGCAGTTGAAGTTCTTTGGTCATTAGTTGAACACACCAAAGATGCTCACATGATCCGTAGCAATCACACAGATCGTCTTTACAATGTCATCATGAAGAAGATTCCAGCCTTCTTGGCATTGCCTGAGTTGCGCTTTGAGAAGTTCATGAAGCTCGATGAACTAGGCATTACCTATCATAAGAAGCCCTACGCCATTGCTAGAGGCATTGTGGCAGTTCATGGGGATGAGCAGAGCATTAAGCCTCAGCCTGGTCTTACAGCCCTTGAGGCGGCTCGTAGGCATGGTATTAGCGTTATATGTGGACACACTCACAGAGCAGGTCAATCAGCCTTTACAGAGGCTTCAGGGGGCAAAATAGGGCGCATCCTGAGAGGCTGGGAAGGTGGGCATCTTATGGATGTCAGGCAGGCTCATTACACTAAAGGCACAATGAACTGGCAACAGGCGTTCATTATTATTGAAGAAATAGGCACAAATGTGCAGGTCAGCATCATTAACCTAGAGAAGGACGGTACATTCGTTGTGTCAGGTAAGAGATACGGGCGCGCTCGGTAACGATGTCCTACGGGATATTGATGACCAAATGGATGACTCAGAATTGTTACCGTTTCGTTATCAAAATCTACTGAATAAATCCAACTAGCTGTGTAACACTTTTCCTGTTCCTGAAATACAGGACAGAAGGGCTACAAATGGTTATCAATTCATTAACGATTCTGATAGTTGCAGGTGTTGGCTTGATCGCTTACTTCTCTTTTAGATTAGGTCAAGAAGTTGGCTATGACAAAGGCATGGTTGAAGGTCGCACAGCAATCCGCAGATACTACGAGCAGGTTCAGAAGTGAAAGCGACTGAGGCACTCATCAATGCAATCGACATTATGCAAGATCGTGGCAAGGTCTACGGTCATCCGAAAATCAATCAAGGTCGCATCGCTGCAAGGCTATCCTGTTTACTTGATTACCCAATCACAGACGCACAAGCTGCTCTTGCAATGGTCGAAGTCAAGCTCGCAAGAATCACAGAAACCCC